ATGATAGCACATATAGGCTTACCATCAGCACGTTTCCCATACGCAATCTGTTTGCCTTGTTGATGTCCAGCAACACAAGACATGTGAAGCTTATTAATAATAGCAGAAGCACTACCTGCTGGTCTACCCATAGCCCCAACAGGCCAGTAGTGATTAAAACCAACACCACCAATGAAGACAGGATGCAAGAAAGGAAACACCTCCCAATCTTTCTCATACTCAAGATCCTTTGTAGAGATAAGCCCTTCCAAGGTAGGATTGTTGTTTACAGCCCTGTCGATACGATTCTCATGATTACCTAGAGTCAGTACCATACGAGGCTTGTACACCTTTTCCTTGTTCTTCTTCTGCCTACTTTGAAGATCACGCAAAGGCTTCAAGAGCAGCTTCATGGCATCCTTAGCCACCTGAATGTCTGTCTTGTATCGCAATCCTTCAAAGTACTTAGAGCCTTTGATGTCATGGCTACTGAGGCTAGGCATATCAGCGAAGTCACCCAAGTTTACCACAACATCAGGACGATAGTCACAGATAGCTTGTCCTGCCCAAGTAAGGTGCTCAAGAGGAACACCCTCTTTAATCTGACAGTCCGGGATTACCAATATCCGCATCAATGACATCCTTTACAGTGATTTCATAACCATAAGCGGTTGAAAGAAATTTAAAAAAGTTTTCAATAACTTCACGGTAAGTTACATCATATGTGAGATGCTCCACAATAACCGATTGACCGTCAGCGTGTTCATATTTAAAAGAATATTTAATCATATTATCGATCATCACCAGATCCTCCAAGTGTAAGTCTTGACTGACGATCAGCCAGTTTTTTAAGGTTTTTGCAAGCTATATCTGACAAGCTCCAACCCATCACGGTAGACAGACCAGCAAGCTGCCAGAAGACATCTCCCATCTCCTTCTGAAGGCCTTCTTCATCCAAGACACCATCACGAATCCATTTAGCATACTTACCTGCAACTTCACCAGCCTCCGAGGTCAGATTCGCTACCATGTAAGCAGGGTTCTTAGCAGTTTCCAAGGCTGTCTTCCAAGCCTGTTGTTGATACTCTTCAATCAGCATTGTCCCACTCCGCTACAACAAATTTCAAATAAAAATAGTTTTTAGTGTCTCCGGGATACATCCGTCGCTCTACCTCAAAACCACCGCAAGCAGAAAACCATTGATCTGAGGGAGAAGCACTATAAGCTTCTTTCAATAGGCGTCTTGCCATTTTACGAAGTTCTGCAATAGTGATATGAGAATCAGCACTATCCCAGTAGTTCCAATCCAAAGCATCCATAACTTTCTTGACCTTTTCAAAGTCAAAGTTGTCAAGAATGTCTTCAATTTCTTCATACATGTTCATTATACATCTCCTACGCGCTAAACGCGCTCATTATAGAAGGACACACTGTAGCCAATACATTCTTACAAGCCTCAGCAACATCACGATGTTCTTTCTGTGTACTCGGATCGGTACGTACTTCAATGTAGTGTAGCCAGCTACGCAACGTACCGTTCATATACATACGACTCACAGCCATGCCTTCAGGAAGCAATGCTCTAGCTTGCTCTTTAGCAATTCCTTTAGCCAGTGCAGCATGATACATCAATTCAGCATCGTCTTTAACACGCTTCTGAGCTAGCTCCCACCAATTCTGCAACTGAGCATCATCAGTAGTCAAACTGTTCTGACGATTCTTAGTGTCCTGCATTCGGCATTCTCGAACAGCGAATGAATTGACAGAAGCATAACGCTGAGAGAACTCCTGAAAGCTAAAACTACGGTGACGTAGGATCTGTCGTGCAATATCACGAGTAGTCTCAATCTCCATGCATACATTAGCCATCTCAAAAGGACTCCAGTGCTTATGCTTCATCAGATACTTCAGAAGCTTAGGAGCAGTCTCATGATTGTTCTGATTCTCAGGATTACTCACACGAGCACAGTAAGCTACTTTCTCCTCCAAGTCAGGAGTAGCCCACACCAGATTAACTTTCATCCACTTCCTTTCCATTACAGGTAAGTTTCTCACCTTCACGAAGACCTGCCTTCAGAGCCTCAAGGATACCATAACAGAGCAACTGCTCACGTTCCTGTTCTGTCAGGTCAAAACTGTAGCAAGCACTTCCGTCAGAATTCTCGTGTAACAACGTAACCTGCATCTTTAACCTCGTCTACAAAAGATTTAAAATCAGTATAAGTCATGAAGTATCGAAGCACAGTCAGAATAGCAGAAGCATTCTCAATGTCTTCCCAATCCAGACACAAGAGATAACTTTCTTTAAGCTGTTCAACTACCAGAGCATCCATGACATCATTCCATGCTTCGCGCACAGAATCACGTTCAAGCATTTTAAAAATACTATTCATGCCTCCCCCGCTTTCTTTGTGCTTCTAGCACTCAGCATGGCGTCTGCTTGAGCATATGCAATTTTTGCGACCATTTCAAGTATATCTCTGTTGTTGTTAAAATCAGACGGAAGAGCACTTAAGCCTTGCATACATTTGGCGGCAAAATAGTCGCGCAGGGTCATGCCGCACCACTCTGTATCAATCGCTGGTCGGATCTCAGAATGCAGTGGAAACGCTGGCCCGACTGTGTTTTTACTCATTTATCCACTCCTCTGGAATAGTTTTATCTGCATAAAGGAAACCGTTCTTACGACACCAGTCTGCATAAGTTGTACGGCTTGTCTTGCTAATCCGTGCATTAGAGTTGCTAAAGACAAACCTAATGTCGAGTGTTGGATTGTGTCTCTTAACAAGGATATGTTTCTGACGATCAGCTATTAAGAATCGGCCTTTAGTCTCTACAATGATCCCGTTAGAAAGCACAAAGTCAGGCGTATACACATGCTGTGATGCTGGTTTAATGTACTTCAGCTTCACCTGTTCATAAGTGTACTCTACACCTGCCTTGTCCAACTGCTCCGCAATGCGCTCTTCCAAGCCACTGCGGAAGCCATACTTCTTAGCTACCTGTTTCTGTGTCAGGCTTTTACGCTTGATGGTGGTCGCCATAGTTCGCCTTCGTACCTTCTGAGCCACAATAACTGCCCTTGTTCAGTAAGATATTCAATTCCATGTTCCTTTTCCTGATACTGCTTCCAGACCGCCTGAAGTAGCTCTTCTTGAGTCTTTGCCTTTCCCAACGCTTTAGCTGCCTTGACAGGACCAATACCTTCAAGGCCCGGAATGTTGTCAACCCTGTCACCCGTAAGGAGCTGGGTACAAAAACTCTTATAGGCTTCAAACTCATCGATGTACTCCGTCTCAGCCTTCTTAGGATTGTGATGCCATCCCGGTATCTGTCTTAGGTCTTTATCTACGCCTACAAGAAGATACTTATCCGGCTCCTTAGTCATCCTGATCGCTACCTCATCATCAGCCTCTTGACCATCTACAATGACAGCACCTAAGCGAGTAACCATACATTCACGCAATGCCTCATAGTGTTTAGGCTTTTGCATGTCTTTACGGTTACCTTTATAAGGTACTGTCTTTGCTATCTCATAACGGTAATTGTTCTTACCAGTTAAGAAGGCTTCATAAGAGTCTGCCTTCAGGTGTAAGTAGACAAGATCTTCGAGTGTCTCTACTAACCTGCTCTTTGCAAACTTCTCAGAATCCTCCTCACTAGCAAAACCAATGGCGTATATCAGATAGTCAGCATCGATGAGTAGATCCTTAGGAGGATCAGAGAACATCGTCCAACTCTTCCTCAAAAGGACTGTCTTCAGTGTCTGGCTGATACACCTTCAACTCAGTTACGATTAGCTTCTTGATCGACGGAGCAGCACCGTACTTAGCAGACATCTTGTGACGATAACTAGACACTAGAGCAGTAACCTTAGTACCGTTACCGATCTTGGCAATGTCAACAGGTTTACCGTCCTGATCCACTGGCTCAAACACATAGAGGCTTTTACCTACAATGTACTTGCCCATAGTGTCTTTCTCTTTGATCTGGATTCCAAGCTCTTTAAGAGCCTCTGCAGCCTTATCTGAAAGATTGCCGATGGTGCATTCGTACTTCTTGTTGTCCTCGTTGAACTTCGTATTGTACTGGTTCATCCAGTTAGCCCAGAAGAGTTCACCACCGATCTTTACAGGTTTCATATCCATTTCATTTTCCTTTGGTTAAAAGCTCTTTCGAGCGAATACTTGGTGAGACTGGAGGGACTCGAACCCTCACGCACAAGGCGGCAGATTTTAAGTCTGCTGCGGCTACCGATTACGCCACAGTCTCGTTAATCTATACCTAATATTGTAGCACACTTTCTAGGTTTGTCAATGTGTTTCTTTCCATGACTTACCTATCTTGTATTCCCCGTCAAGAGGACATCTTAGCTTGAAGTATTCTCCTGCCTCGATGATTGACATTCTAGCAGCTTTCCC